AGCACAGCCACGAGCTGGTGAAACTGGGGCTGGAGCCCTGGCTGGGCGGCCACGCCCGCAGCCTTGCCTGATCAACACCAGGGCCCCAACAATGGGGCCCACCCATCACCCCGTGTAACGGAAAGCAACAGCACGCCCGCCGCTACCGGCAGGGTGCGCCATGCTGGCCGGGCCCGGGGTGCCGGGCAGCCCACCGCCACCGACCCATGCACGACCATGCGTTGGCCGCAGCTTTCCATGCGTTGGCTGCGCCATGAAGACCAAGCCACACCAGCTGCTGATTCAAGTAGCAGCACGCCTGTTTGCTGACGGCCACGTCGACCTGGCGCAAGACGTCAGGCAGCTGGCCAACAAGTGGACACCAGCCCAAGAGAAACGCCTTGTTGGAGGCATCAAGTACAAACCACCCAAGCGAGAACTCAAATGATCAAAGAACCAAATGACGCTCAGCTGATGCAGCTTTACCGTGACTGGTGGCAAGCCAGCTACGGCACCCAGCCCAACAGTCAGGCGACAATCGTCGCCGCAGCTTTTGCTCGTCATGCGTTGGCTACGTTTACTGCGTTGGCAAAGATCAATGACAGCAACTGATTCCCAAGTGATGGCGCGGCTCAGGCATGAGCTGCTCACTGCCATGTACAACAAGTTCCCTGCGCCATGCAATGTGTTGGACCTAGAGTCTGAGTGCAGGATCCCTTTTCTCACAAGAGACAAGGCTTGGTATAAAGATGCAGTCAAAGATCAGATCAAGATTCTGCTTGCTGCTGATCTGGTGCGCACTATGCACGGCGGTTACACTCTCACAGAGAAAGGCCGCAGGGATCGACAACAAGCAGCCCGCTTCTTTAACAACAACACACCAAAGGATGCAGCATGACCAGGCCAAGAGTTGCCACGTTCGACGAACGTGCAGAGTCGATAACCCATGACAGGAACAGCGATTACGGCGATCCTCGTGTGTCGTTCGACCGCATTGCGTTGATGTGGTCGGCCATCACTGGCGCTGACATCAGCGCACAGCAGGTGGCGCACATGATGATCGCCCTTAAGCTAAGCAGATTGCAAACTTCACCCAATCACCTTGATTCCTATGTCGACATCGTCGGATACGCAAGATGCGCAGTCCTCTGTGGACCAGAAAGCGAAGATGGATCTACTGACCAGGATGCTTGATGCGTTTTGGTGTTTAAAGAACAACAGCATGACCATGACAAGCAAGCTGCGCATGATTGCTGTGCTTGAGCTGTTGTCTCAGGAGATTAGAAGTTGGGCGCCCGATCAAGGCCAAGCCCGCATCTGTTATTTGGCCATCAACGAGGTGGCAGACCGTTTACTTCGAGAAGCAAATGACCTATCAACCTGAATGGAGAACTGAAGATGAGCAGCGTGTGCGCGTGCTCGATTGCCTGTACCTAATAGATGGCAGGGCTAACAAGGATCACCCCTTGCATGCCACATACACCGGGCTATGGCAGAAATACAAGGACGACAGGCGCCATGGCCAACAAACCTAAACCGTCCTATCTGAATGACGAGCCTCAGCCACGCCTTGGCGAAGGCCTCAGTCGTACCAGCAGCAGCACCGCCAAGCTCTGGAGGGTGGATGTGCAAATTGCAAACAGCAAGCCAATGAAGACCACCATCCTTGCCACATCCAGAAAGCAAGCGGCCGTGTTCACCAAGAACCGCTATCCAACAGCAACCACTATCACTGTTATCGGCAAAGCAAATGCAAAGACCAACTGACCTGCAGGAAAACGTCTACCTGCTCAGCGACTGGAGGCCCAGTCAGGAAGACTCAGATCAAAACGGCAACGTGCTGTACTTCAAGCCTGGCTATGGCTGGTATTCCGGGTACTGGCAGTTTGCGTGCATGGAAGGCACTACCCATTGGACCTACCTGCCACTGAAACCACCAGCAGCAGAGGATCCCAATGCCAAGCGGGACAAGGAGTTTGAAAGGTGGCTGCTTGCTTTCCCGTTAAAGGGCGAAGACGACAAGCTGGTCAAGTCCTTGGTTCGTGTTGGCTGGGATGCAGCTTGGGATCGTGCGCACTGTCGCTGACCAGCTGATCCTTGAGCGCAAGGAGATGTTCATGCTGGGGGCAGATCGTTACGAGCTGCTCCGCAATCAGCGGGTGGTCCGTCACATGGAGTCACTCTCCGGTTACGGCAACCTGCTGGTGGAGCTGGGCATCGACGCTGTCGTCAAGGAGATCAGGCTGCACCGCAGCAGGCTGAAGGCAGGCAGGGCAGGCATCTATTACAGGCACCTGTCCCCGCTGCTGGCCATGGCCCCGCACAAGATCGCTGCTTGCGCATTGCGGGTGGTGGTCGACCGCATCAGCACACCGCTGCGCATGAACCACCTGGCCATGCACGTTGCGGACAAGCTGTGGGTGGAGACCATGCTTAACCGTGCCACACGGTGGGAGCTGGTCAGTCACAAGCGGGTGCGGGGTCGCTTCAGCCACAAGGTCCGTGACATTTGGAACATGCAGCACACAGAGGCATGGACCACAGAGCAACGGGCTGCTATCGGTGGGTTCTTGGTCAGTGTCATCGCTGACAAGACCGGCCTGGTCAAGATCGAGAAGCGCAAGCACCGCTTCTACACCTCCAACTTTGTGTCGGCCACCGACGCATGCTTGGAGTTCATCCGCAAGTACAACGACACCGGTCGCATCCTGTGTCCGTTCTCGTTGCCGATGCTGGTGCCACCACGGGACTGGTCGTCGCCCACCCAGGGCGGGTACCTGTCCGACATCCCTGGCTACCACCTGCTCAAGTCCAATAGCGAAGCCTTGGTCGCGCACTGCAATGGGACGGAGCCCTTCATCAGGGCTGCCAACCATCAACAGTCCGTGGCCTGGCAGGTCAACCGGTGGGTGCTGGAGCAGATGGAACACGCCTGGGAGAAGAGCATCGCCATTGGCAAGCTGATCCCAAGGGAGGGCTATGAGGTACCGCCGTACCCCAAGCACCTGCCTGACGATGACCCAGCCGTCGCTGAATGGCGGCACCTGGCACGGCAGATCCATGACAAGAACGACAAGACCAGGAACAAGCGGATCGCCATTGCCAAACAGCTATGGCTGGCCCGCAAGTTTGTGGATGAACCACGGCTGCACTACCCCATGCAGCTGGACTTCAGGGGGCGGTACTACTACAAGCCGCCGTACCTGAACCCGCAGACCAACGACGTCGGCCGGGCCCTGCTGCATTTCGCCAACGGCACACCCATCAGGGATGAGCAAGAAGCGGAATGGTTGTGGGTCCACGGTGCCAACCTGTACGGCTACAGCAAGCTGACCTGGCGGGCTCGGCTGGACTGGGCACACCAGAACAAGGAAGCAATCTGCCGGTCCGGCATGGACCCATGGCTGGCCACTGCGTTCTGGACCCAGGCCGATGACCCATGGCAGTTCCTTGCGTTCTGCCGTGCGGCCTATGGGTACGTCACGCAGCGTCACGGCTACGTCTGTCAGCTGCCTGTCGTCTTGGACTGCACCTGCTCTGGCATCCAGCACTACTCAGCCCTGCTCCGCAACGAGCAGATGGCTGAGCTGGTGAACCTGATGCCCAGCGACAAGCCACAGGACATCTACTCCCGTGTGCTGAACGCTGTCCTTGAGCAGCTGCGAGCTGACGGGGACAACCCACACGCTCGCTCATGGCTGGAGCTGCAGCCAGACCGCAGCCTCACCAAGGCTGTTGTCATGACCATGCCCTACTCAGCCACCAGGGCTGCCGTGTTTCGGCACTGCCAGGCCTGGGCATTTGAGCGGATGCTGCAGCTGTACGGCAGCAACAAGTGGAGGTTCAAGGCAGGTGCCATTGCGGCCATGCACTACATGACCACCATCCTTGCCAACGAGACAGCCAACATGATCGGCCCAGCCAAGGCAGCCATGCTTTGGTTCAAGCGGGTGGGCCGCATCGCAGGTGAGAACAACATCGACCTCGCCTGGACCTCACCTTCTGGCCTGCTGGTAAGGCAGCGGTACCCAAGCATGAGGAGCATGCGCATCACGTTGCATCACCTCTCGCCTGTCGTTCGCACCTTGCAACTGGACAAGGAGGACCATGGCCTGGACAAGACCCGCATGGCCAACGGACTCAGCCCCAACGTGATCCATTCGCTCGACGCCAGTCACATGGCGTTTACCACAGTCGATGCGTTCTCGAAGGGGGTGGTCAACTTGGGTGGCATCCATGATTGCTTTGCAACCACACCATCCGAGATGCGTCAGGTACGCGACTCCGTTCGCAACACCTTCGCTGCCATGTACTCAAAGGACTGGCTGGCAACCATCACCTCTGAGCTGCTGGCTCAAATCCCAGCCGAGCTGCAAGGCAACCTGCCTGAACGGCCTGTGCTGGGTGACCTGGACATCAACCAAGTCCGAACTGCTACCTACTTCATCACTTGAACCATGAGCTACAACCTCATCGACAAGATCAAACTGACCACACCTGCTTGCAAACTGCAGTACCCCAAGCTCATCGAACCCGAAACCAAGTTCAACCCCGAGGGTGCGTACAAGCTGACTGCTGTCATCGACGCAGCCGAGGCCACCGCCCTGGCCGATGCGTTGGATGACCTGCTGATTAAGCACAAGGCATCCCTCAAGGCACAGGACCCAGGCAAGAAGGATTGGAAGCTGGCCGACCTGCCCTATGGGTTCGAGGAGATCGACGGCAAGGCATCGTTCCTTGTCAAACCCAAGATGAAAGCCAAGGGCATTGACCGTGATGGCAAGGCCTGGACTTCGGCACCAGCACTGTTCGATGCCAAGGGCCGAGCCGTGCGTGACCGGGATTCCCTCAAGGGCATGTGGTCGGGCACCATTGCCAAGGTCAACTTCGAGGCATGCCCCTTCTACCAACCAGCCATTGGCGCTGGCATTACCCTCAGGCTGAAGGCTGTCCAGATCCTGGATCTGGTCGAAGGGGGTGGCAGTGCCGAGAGCTTCGGGTTCGGGGAAGAAGAAGGCTGGGCCGCCACCAGCGAAGAGGTCCCGTTCGACAGCACGTCGTCGGTCCCCTTCGAGGAGCCAGACTTCTGAGTACCGCTCTGGCTTTGAGGCAACCGTTGCTGCCTTATTAAAAAAACAGGGGCTTCCCTTTCACTATGAAGGGCAGTCCCTGCCTTATGTAATTCAGGCCAACTACACACCCGACTTCATCCTGCCCAATGGGGTGATCGTCGAAACCAAGGGGGTGCTGACCCCTGAAGACCGACGCAAGATGCTGGCCGTCAAGGCGGCACACCCTGCCAAGGACATCAGGTTCTGCTTCATGCGTGCAGCAACCAAGCTGTCACGCAGGCCCGGCGCTCTGACCTACAGCCAGTGGGCAGAGCGCCATGGCTTCCCTTGGTGCGAAGGCCACATACCCACCACCTGGTTTGCCCATGCCGTCGACATCCAAGTTCCTGAAGCATGAGGCCTGCCCTCAGTGCAACAGCAAGGACAACCTGGCCCGGTACGACGACGGTCATGCCACCTGCTTTGGCTGCGGCTACCAGGAGCAGCCGCCCAAGGACAAGCCACCACCACGCATCCAGCCCATGGCACCACCCAAAACACCGCTGATGGAGTTCATCACGGTGAAGCCGCTCGACAAGCGGGCCATCACCCACGACACCTGCAAGCTGTTCAACTACGGCTACAGCCAGCACCGTGGGCAGATGGTGCAGGTTGCTGAGTACCGCAACCAGCAGGGCCAGGTCGTAGCGCAGCATGTCCGTGACAAGGACAAGCGGTTCTCCTGGCTGGGGGACACCACCAACATGCAGCTGTGGGGCCAGCACCTATGGCGCCAAGGCATTGGCTACTCCGGTGGCGCCTTCGTCGTCGTCACCGAGGGGGAGATCGACTGCATGTCGGTCAGCCAGGTGCAAGGCAACCGCTATCCCGTGGTGTCCGTGCCCAATGGCGCCCAGTCCGCCAAGAAGTACCTGGCTGCCAATGCCTCATGGCTCAGCCAGTTCAACCGCATCGTGCTGTGCTTTGACAGCGACGAGCCAGGGCAGAAGGCATCGACCGATGCCCTCGCCGTCCTGCCCCTTGGCAAGGTGGCCATCTGCCGGCTGCCACGCAAGGACGCCAACGAGATGCTGGTGGCTGGTGAAGGCGACCAGCTGCGTGACCTGCTTTGGAAGGCCACGCCATCCAGACCCGATGGCATCGTCAATGCCAGCGAGCTGTGGGATGAACTGATCAAGCCCGGGTCAGTAGCCGTGTGCCAATACCCCTGGCCGCAGCTCAACCGCATGACCCATGGCTTCCGCAAAGGGGAGATGACCACCATCTGCGCTGGCAGTGGGGTAGGCAAGTCCTCCGTCTGCAGGGAAGTGGCTCACCACTTCTTGCGACAGGGTCTGCGTGTCGGCTACATCGCCCTGGAGGAATCGGTTAAGCGCACCATGCAGGGCATTGTTGGCATTGAGCTGGGCAAGCCCATCCACTTGGACCCTGGCCTGGCCACTGAGGATGAATTGCGTGATGGCTTCGACCGGGTGTTCAGCTCTGGTCGCTGCTTCCTGTACGACCACTTCGGATCCATGGACCCGGAGCACCTGATCAACAAGATCCGGTACTTGGCCGATGCAGAGAACGCAGACCTGGTCATCCTTGACCACCTCACCATCGTCATCAGCGGACTGGCTGACCTCGATGAACGACGTGCCATCGACGTCACTTGCACCAAGCTCAGGCAGGTGGTCGAACAAACAGGCGTTGGCCTGATCCTGGTGTCTCACCTCAAGCGACCGGAAGGCCGCGGCCATGAGGAAGGGGCACAGACATCTTTGTCCCAGCTGCGTGGCAGCCATGCCATTGCCCAGCTGTCGGACATGGTGATCGGCGCCGAACGCAACCAGCAAGGCGACATCGCTGAGCGCAATGAGCTGCAGCTGCGGGTGCTCAAGAACCGGTTCTCTGGATCCACTGGCCCCTGCGACAAGCTGCTGTACGACACCGACACTGGCCGGCTGGTCGTGCCCATCTCCACCTACTTCTCCTGACCCACCATGAACTGCGCCCGCTGCTCTCATCCCACATCAAGAGTCCTGCAAACCAGGCGGGAAGAGCCAGACACCATCCTTCGACAACGCATCTGCCGTGAGTGCGGCTACACCTGGTTCACCCTGGAGCTGGAGATGCCAGACAAGTCCGTGCGCTGGGTAAAGAAGGGCGGCAGTACCGGCCTTGCCCGCAACGAGGGCTACCAACACGTCCGCTTCTACTGAACCCACCATGACCCTGCTCATCGACGCTGACTGGCTGATCTATTCCGCATGCGCTGCATGCGAAGCCGACATCCGCTGGGATGAATGGATTCATACCCTGCACCTGGAAGAGGGCGACGTCAAAGACTTCATCGCCCACCGCATTGACCGCTGGCGTGCCATCACCGAAGACAACGCTGTGGTCATGTGCTTCTCGGACTACCCCACCTTCAGACACTCAGTCGCCCATGACTACAAAGCCAACCGCATCGGCAAGCGCAAACCCCTGGGCCTGCGTGACATCAGGCTGTGGGCTGAGGTCACCTTTGAAAGCCGCACGGCCATTGGCTTGGAAGCTGACGACCTCATGGGCCTGTTTGCTACCGGTGGGCAATACAGCAACCCCATCGTGGTGACCATCGACAAGGACCTGCGCACTGTTCCGTGCCGGCTCATGGCCGGGGAAGGTATTGAACTGATCGACCGGGTTACTGCTGATAGGAACTGGATGCGGCAAGTCCTGACCGGTGATGCCAGTGATGGGTACCCAGGCCTTAAGGGCTGTGGCCCTGTCAAAGCTGACAAGATCCTGGAGGAAGCTGCCACCCTGCCTGAGATGTGGGACCGGGTCGTCGCTGCCTACAAGAAGAACGGCATGACCTATGCCGATGCCTTGCGCAATGCACGCCTGGCTCGCATCTTGCGGCACGGTGACTACGACTTCGGCACCAGTGAGGTCAAGCTGTGGGACCCGGACGTCGACCCGGCAATGAAGCTGGAGTCATCGACTGGTAGATCTGATTGATCCGTGGGTCAGCCATGGGGGATGTCCCTTGCTTGACGTCCTCCCTGGCAATACGCATCCCGGCCATGGCTTCACTGATGCCAGTGCCCAGGCCCATGCCCACATTGGCGCCACCGCCTGCTGTCATTGCAGCTGAGCACATCAGCGACGCCTCCGTGATTCACTCAAAGCAATGGCCAAAGCCTGCCGTGGGTTCGTCACCTTCTGCCCGCTGGAGGACCTGAGCTGGCCGCCCTTGAACTCCCGCATCACAGTGGCCACCTTCTTCTCAGCCTTGGTTGCTTTCTTCATTGGTCCGCCACGGAGCTTTGATTTCCATTGCGCCACCCAGCAGGCGGCTGTCACCAGTCTGCAGCTTGTCGTCGATCGGGTGGTGGATTACCACTGGCATGGGCTTAGCAGGCTGTGCCGCATGCCAGTCCTTCTCTGCTTGGTCCAGCTTGGTTGACAGGGTCAACTCAAACCACCACTGCTTCCACCCAACCTCTAGGGCTTTTTTGCTTTCAGCAG